CGCACGTCTTGACGACGCACCAGCCGCACAGTGGCGTGGGCTTTGGATTCCACACGCCAGTCTCATGTGCCTGTTCAATGCGGGCGACACGCTCCCGATAATCCCACCAATAGTCCTCGGCCTCGCCACGCATGAAGCTGGCTTTGACCAAGTCGTTCTTGACCACGAACAGCAGAGCACCGCTCACCTTGCGGATGTGCGGAAAGTGCGCGAACACCATCAGCGCCATCAGCTTGAGCTGCTCTCTGTCCGGGTACTTGTTGTTGCCCGTCTTATAGTCGACCACGCGAGCGGTCAAGTTGTCATCGTCAACGATGAGCAGGTCGGCAATACCCCGGCACCACACGTCCTTGTCCATGAAGCCGCAGGGCGTGAGGTCAGCACGCACCCCCATCTCGTACTCGCACAGCTTGCGCCCAGGCTTGGCCTTGAGCGCGTCCAGGGTCGCCTGGGCAAAGCTGAACTGCGGCGGCAGCGGCTTGTCGTCCTTGATGTACAGCTCGGCTGCTGTGTGAAACTCTTTGCCGTACAGCGTGGCCTCGGTGTCCTTGAACGGGTAGTTCTTGAGCACCTTCACCTCGTGGTATCGGCGGGGGCAGCCCTCGTAATCTTTGAGGGCGCTGTGGCTCCACTTGACTGTCATTAAAACCTCGCAGATGCAATAGCCTTGGCCAGGCGGTGGCTGAACTCTTCGACGAAGTTCTCGTCGTTGTTCAAGTCGTGTCGCTCCATGTTCTCCAGGATGGCGTGTGTCAGCTCGTGCCAGAAGGTCTCGTGCAGTGCCGACAGTTTGAGCGGCACACCGTGGTACGACTTGCGCGCCAGGGTGATGGTGCGCTTGGCATAGTTGACCTCGCCCATGTACAGACGCTCGCGCATCGTCTCGGCCACGTCCACGCTGTACCAGTTCTTACCGACCTGGATTTTCTTTGGTAGTGTCAGTTGCTTCATTTGCTTTCTCCTTTATCAACCTTTTGCCAGTCCATAACGACGATGGGCACCGACTTCTGAGTTCAGCGGTATGCCCGGCAGGTACGCCGGTTCCTTGACCATCTGCTCCCAGACCCAGTTCGTGGCCCACTCGACCTCGGCATCGGGCACCACGCACAACAACTCGTCATGCACTGTGCCTACCACGGGGTACTTCTTTGCAACCCGTAGCATGCCGTCGGTCATCACCACACGCGCAGTTCCCTGCACAATGTTGTTCGTAATCTTCCCAGCGTACAGCTTGGTAGGCTTCTCGCCTGCCGGGCCGTACACCCATCCAGCTTCTTTATCTTTGCGTAGGTTCGGATAGCGGATCGACATGCCCGAGGGCAATACGATCTCCTCCTTTTTGAAGGTGACACATTTATACACCACCTCCTCACCACCCGCAAGCGATTTCTCCAGCAGTTTGCCGCACATATCCCAGAAGCTGACCACCGGGTGCGAAGTGGAGCGGTAGATGTCGATGATCTTCTTGGCCGCCACGCAGTGGATCAGCAGCTCGCGCTCGGTGCAGGTGTGCGGGATCGCCTGGAGCTTGGCGACGTTCTCGTCCCAGCCGATGAAGCGCTCGATGTACTCCGCGTCAACCCCCAGCTTTTTGGCAAACGCCTTGTCGTAGCGTACGGGCGGTGCTCCAAGGAATCCAACGAGAAGCTGGGCAGCGAAAGACGCCCAGCCCAGACCGTACCCGCAGCCGAGCAGCGCCGACTTTGCAGACTGTCTAAGGTCTGGATGGCTCTCTTTTGAAAGGCCGGGTATGTTGAACATCTGAGCGCCGAAAGCGGCATAAGCGTCACTGCCAGAGCGGAAGATGTCGAGCAGGTCTTCGTAATCCGCAAACCACGCGAGTACTCGCGGCTCAATTTGCGAAAGGTCCCCGACGACAAGCTGGTGCCCCACCGGTGCCATGATTGCTTTGCGTAGGAACGAACCTCGCTTGAGGTTTTGCATGTTGATGGCACTGCCCTTGGCTGCGGACCAGCGCCCAGACTTCGCCCCGTAATAACTAAGGGGTACAGGAAGAGGGCCTCGTTGTGAGATATCCAGAAACCGTTGAGCGCGGGTGCGTTCGGAAGTGGACTTGACTCGCAGACGCGCCTCACAGAGCAGGGCAATGTCTTCGCGTTCACCGTTAAGGAGCGCCTGGAATAGGGCGTCATTTTTTGCCAGAGCGAGTGTGGTCTTGCCCGTCGTCTTACTGACTTTCGTCGGGGCTTGTACCCCAAGCGTCTCAAGCAGTGCTGCAAACTTTGGGTTTGACGCAAGCTCAGCTTCTTCGACACCGAGTTTTTGTAGTAGCCCCTCACGCTTTTCTCCCTCTTCACGTAGCGCCTCGATCAACATGTCACGGTCCAACTCCAGCATGGCGTTGGTGTACATCTTGAGCGTCATGTCGATGAGCCGTAGCTCCTTCGATGGATAGCCCCCCACGAGTCTTGCAAACACGGCTTCGCATAGGAATACGTCGTGTTTGCAATAGTCTGCAAGCTCAGATTCCACGTCCTCGTCCAGCTCGGCCAGACCATTTGTCGAATGGACGGCTCGCCCTTTGGCGGGAAGACCAAAATCGTCTGCAAGTTTGGCGAGACTGTTGCCAACCTCCACGCCTCGGAGAGCGCGCGCCATTGATAGGGTGTCGAAGATGAAGGCAGGCTTGACTCCGTATCGCCAGCAGAGGATCGAAACATCGAACTGCGCGTTATGGGCAAGCACGGCTGTACGACTCCAGTCGATTCCAGCAACGTACTCAGGTAGGTCGCGTCCTCTAACCCACACGATTGGATCATCACTTCCATACTCGTGGAAGCAACACCCAAATGCTTTGAATCGAGTATCACGAATGTACTCCTCGGTCGTCATTTTTGATAGGGTGTACTCGCTGCTGTCCCAGCGGGTCTCGAAGTCAACCGCGATGATGCGGTCATATGGGGCGCTCATTCAAGACCCCCCACCATGCACCAGTGCTCAGCCCTCTTGACCATGAACAGGCCTTCGGCGCGGGTCATCTTGGACGAGCGCACAAACAAGTCGCCGTCCTGGTCGTAGCCCAGCACGATCACATCGGTCAGGTCAGCTTTGAGGGCGGATGCCAGCGCCTGCTCTGGCGTGTAGTTCACGCTGGCAGGCAGTTCTACTATTTTCTCGTTGTTCAATTAAACATCTCCTTGGGCGGTGCGTCCGCAGTAGCGGCCAGCAAAAAGGTCTCGTTGGCCACCTTGAGCATCTCGGCAGCCTCGGCCTCGTCAGCACCAGCGCTGAACGTGAGCAGCGCCTCGGGGTTCTTGATGAGGATCACGGCCATCCACTCTTCGCTCTTGGTGTAGCACTTGGCCAGGCTTATGAGCAGCAGCGCAAAGTGTTTGCGCTTGTGGCTGTCCATCGCCATGATGTCGTTGATGGCCTCGGTCCACTCGTCTTTCAGTTCTTGGTCCATTGCAGTAACTCCTTTAGTTGGTTGACGTTCTCTTCGTTGATGACAAACGCCAACCCCTTGGCTGTGCGTATTGCATTGATCTCGCGCTCTTGCAACGCGGTTGTTTTGCCTTTACCGGCTTTGCACTCAATCGCTACGAAGCGGCCTTCGTAGCAGCAAATGATGTCGGGTATCCCAGAGCGGCCAAGGCCCATGCCGGGAGGGCTGAAGTGGTATATGCCCATCTCGTCCAAGATGCGGCGCACTTTGGTCTTGACCTTTTTCTCCGGGGTATCCGCCATGTTATTTCCCCTGAACCTCGCGCAGCTTCATCCGATAGTGGAGCGCCTTGTTGGCGTCGTCACTGCCTTCTTTGCGGCCAGCGCGCATGCTGTACTTGATGACGTTGCCTTTGAGAAACCCGATGAATTCCTCGTGGGTCAACACCGACTCCATCACGTCCCACGGCTGCACGGGCATCGTCTTGTAGTGCTGGCCGCCGACTTGAATGTCGTTGGCGGTGGTGCCGTTGGCTCCGTCTTGAATACTCACCATGGTGCTTCCTCTACTTTCTCAGGGTTGGTTTGTTGATGTTGCTTGTGAAGTCTGACCAGCAGCTTGCCGTCCACGCGGTCGAACGGCCACCACTTGTTTTGTTGGATGAGGGCAATCGTCTGGGGGCGTGACAACGCACCAGATCGAGACGTACCCGCCTCCTGATCTTTTTTCCCAGCGGTCGATGTAGGCATCGGGCATCTCCTTTAGTCGCGTGCGCACATTCGTTGGCTCGCGGTCCACGTAGTTGGCTATGGTGCCCACGTCCAGACCGTCGGGGTTGTCGCGCAGTAGCTGACGGATTGATTTCGTTGCGTAGGTTCTCATTTCTCGTGCTTGTTGGGGTGCTTGATTGACGGCGAGGCCTTAGAGTACACGCCAAACTGCTTGTACGCCAGTAGCTGCCGCTCTTTTTCCTTGGTGTATTTGCCAAGGTCGTGGATCGTGCCCGGGTCTTTGCCCTCGGCACGTCTGCGCTCCAGCACATCGGTCATGATCTGCCCTGACGACTTGCCATCTGGCCCCTTGGCCTTGAAGTACGGGTCGGTGGCAAAGATGCTCGGCCTGGGGTCGTTGCGCCAGTCAAAAGGCGATCTGGAATTGGCCACGTTTCATTGCTCCTGCTAGGTTAAACACACTGTTGGTTGTGCGGCGCGACAGTTTACGCGCTCTGTACCGTCTTTGGTTTAGCTTGGTGTCGCGCTCGGGCTTTTTTGCATCGGGGTAATTCCCAAGTGCATACAGCGGCCTGGGGTAGCTGCGCATCCCCTCCTGGTCGTAGACGTACTCGGCAATGTAGACCCGCTTGGGCAGCATCGGCCTTGTGGTCGGCTTCATCATGCGCGCCAGCACCGGTTGCAGAAGCTGCTTGCCCCGGCCCAGGGCCTTGCACAAGTCAGCCAGCGTCATCATGCCGTTGGTCTTGAGCTGCTCTGTGATTGCTTGGACGATCGCTCCACGTTTCATTGACGAGGCCCCCTCTCTTCCATCAGCTTGCGCATCTCCTCTTCCTCCTCCGGGGTCAGGCGCTCGGCTTTCTCAAACAACGTACCGTCCTCAACCATCTGGTGAATCTCGGCCAGCAGTTCTTGCAGTTCCTCTTGCGTCCCGTCAAAGTTGTCGAAACAACCCGGTGCAAAGATGATCTCTGGTTTCTTTTTGTCGTCGTTCATATCAGTTTCCTTTGTTCCAGATTATCCCAATGCGTGCCGTAGATATCTTCGCGCATGGCCCATGTGAATAGCTGCATCCACATGGCAGCGTCGTTTCTAAGCTCATGGTGTCGCCGTGCTAACGCAAGGTGGTTCTCCCCATGTCGCTCAACGTAATCCTCTCTGGTGTCATCGTTGTACGGAACACTCATTTGAAGTTCCTCACAAACACAGCAAAGCTGGTGGCGGTGTCACCGAATGGCATCTGCTCGATGGCTTGGGCCAGACGGTTTTTAAAGTCATTGTTTGTGATGGCTCGGTTGGCCTGAGCTTCATATTCGGTGAGCAGTGCGTCGTACTTAGCCTTCCAATCAGTGAAGTCGTTGTTGGCGGTTATGGATTTAATTGCATCGTCTAGCTCGTCAATCTGGCGTAGGCGTATGTCGTCCATGATGTTCAGCCCAACATATTCTGAGTTCATATTGCGTTGCGTCATCTTCCACAGATCGTCTCTGCGCTTTCTCAAGGCATCAAGCACCACATTAAAGTCATCATTCATCGTCGTCCTCCATGTTCTCCTGAATCAGTTGCTGCTTCACAATCTCAAGGCATCCCAGTGCTGTTGCCAGCATCATGGGGTTCTTCTCCTTGAGTTTGTCTCGAATAACGCTAATGAATTTACTTTCAACCAGTGCATCTCTTTGGTTTGCGGCCCGCTCGTATAGCGCGGCTAATCTTGCCAACGCTTGCCGCAACTCTTCGTTTTCCTGATTAACTCGGCGCAACTCTTCAGCAAACGCTGCGAACGTCGGAACATCAACGGGTACAACCGCTCCGGGTTGTAGCCACTCGGATTTGAAAGGTGTGCTCATTTCAAGAACTCCACGATGGCCTCGTATACATCCGTGCGCCCATGCTGGTCGTTGATGCGTGTGCCCCACCCGGCATAGCGCATCTCTGTCTCGGCCCAGCGCAGTAGCGCATAGGCTTTGTCTGAATCCTTTACGATTGCGTCCCGCTCGTCGCATACCGCGTTGTAAGACGCTTCCCATTGCTTGCTCGCATCGGCTATAGCAATGCTGGCGAAGCGCTCAAGTTCTTCAACCGTGACACACTCAGCAACTACAGCAAAACCACCGGTGGTTTTGATGCCTGCCCTGCTGGCCCACTGCCTAACATTAAAAGGTGTGCTCATCGTTAATCTTTTCCTAGTGGAGATACGTGTTCTTGCGGATACCAGGCGTCCATCAGGTCGCGGTAGGCTTGCAGTGATTCATGCGCCTGATCCCACCACTTGTCGCGATTGAGCAAGACGCACTCAAGATCAAGGGCTAGGCGCTTGGTCAGCGCCTCTAGCGCATCCAGCTTGTCGAGCGCTTCGGCGCACTTTTCATTCAAAGCCAGCATCGCGCTGGTGACGAGGCTGGGTACACCCTTGGCGTGCGCCAGTTCGTGTACGGTGTAAGTAGGCACTGCACTGTCTTTGCTACGTTCACCTCGGTAGACCGTCCCGTCGCCATAACAGTCACCGGTATTTTTCTCGGCGTACCCGAGCATCTCGCGGTTGATGTCGCCTGCAATCTTGCTCATTTCAAATCCTTACAAAATGTTCACTGGTGATGTGCACCTTGATCTGCTCCATCGCCTCCTCACCAAACTCATAAGCGATGTACCGTTCACCCGGCTTGTTCATCTCAGGCGGCAGCACCTCGGACTCCAGCACGTACCAAGGCGAGGCCTCCGTCATGCATTTGAGAATGATGAGCGTTGGCTCAAATGACGAACGGGGCAGCGTCTTGCGCTCACCATCGCCTGTGAAGGTCACTAAGTCGAAACATCCCGGATCGCGTCTGAACGTGTAGGTTTCGTAAGACTGGCTCAGGGGCAGCGGAGATAAGGGCTTAGGCTGCGGTGTTGGCAGCAGGGCGGCAGCTTGCGCCACCGCTGGAGCGGCAGCAACACCGAGCAGGGCACGGAGAAAACCACGGCGTTTCATTTGTAGTTCTCCCACTTAAATCCAGTTGCCCACTCACCCAGCTTGCGCTTGAGCCATGATGGTTTGTGTGTGCAAGGCAGATGCGTTTTAACACCGGGTGTGCCGCCATACGTCCAAGCACCCGCAGCTTGCGGCTCATCATCTTCATCTTCTTCCTGCGCAGACTGCTCTGGCTCGCGCACCTTCATCCACACCATGCCGTCACATGGCCCAATGCTGTGCGGGATCGTGTTGTGTGCGCCTTCCCCGGTGTACAAGTTGAAATAGCCTTCAATGCTCGGATCGGCTTTAGCTCTTGCTTTGCGTGCCTCATACTCGGCTTGCTTCTCTGGCGATGCCAACTCGTATTCGCCGCCGCACTCTGTGCATTGCACAGGCATGGTCTGGCCCATGTCGGTCTCGCCGCAGAAGTGCCACCACTGGCCCTGCTTCAAAAGTTTACCGCAACTCATTTTGTTCCCCTTGCGCGGATGCGTGCCGCAAAGTAGCCGCCGACATGAGATTCAGCCGTCCATTCTCCTGCTTGGCTTTGGTCGTCATCACACGCCTTTGCACAGGCATCACGCTCGGCAATGGCCCCATCACGCAATCCTGACTCATAGCCTCTGCGGTGTGTCTCAATGCCTATTTCAGCAGCGACAAGGGCGGCGAAGCGTTCAAGTCCATCTGTTCCGGGTTGAAAGAAGAGGAATCCCTCACGGACTCCGGTGTCACCAAGCCCAGCGTCCCGCGCCATGCGGATCACATCGTCGCGGTTCATGCGTTCTTCTCCCGCAGCTTGGCTTCAATGGCGCGGGCAAATTCATCAAAGCCGCCACCTTCTTGTGTGTCATCAAATGCGATATTGATGTCCCGCTGGGTCAGACCTACCCACGGTTTACCGGATGATCCAAAGTAAACAGGAACAGGCCTATCCAGCCATGACGGGTCATCGCTGATGACGGCATCAGTCTCACAGCCCCAATAAATGCTGCCATCCTCACGTGTTTCTACCCACGCCACCGGCTCCTGCTGCTGCGCTGGCTGTGGGGATGTGTAGAGGGCAGTATCGTCCTCAAATGCCTTTATTTTTGTCAGTGTTGTTGTCACAGTAAAGCCTTGTTGCAAATCTTCAAGCCTATGTGTTGACATCCACGCCACCGGCTCCTGCTGTGCTGGCTCATAGTCCAGCCCCAGTTCTTTAGCGTTCTCGGCCATCTTGTCGAGTGCGTTGTCGGCCAGTGCTTCGCGGATGGTGTTTTCAATAAGCTGGTTGAACGATGCCAGCGTTACATCCGCTTTTTTCCATTGGCTTGTGTATTCGCTGTCGGCCTGTTGCCAGTACGTTTGCCCGAGGTAGAAGGCGCGTTTTAACGCCAGCTTCAGCGCGGCCTCTTGTTTCGGTGTCATGTCTGTTCTCCTTGGTCGATGCCGATCTGCACCATACTCATCTTGCCGCAACGTGAGCACACGTACTGGTGCGTGCCAGGCTCCCAGTACTGCTTACCGAACGCGCTCTCTTCCCAGCGGTGCTGGCATCGCTCCTGGCGCATGGCTGTCTCCCGCGCAACGCGGGCAAACTCGTCGTCTTCGTCAGTCATTGTCAATCTCCTCAAGTGCGTCGAGAATATCCCCCTCATCGGGGTGGCCTGGAGGCAGGTGGCGCAGCATGCCTTGCAGCTTGCGCCTGTGTTTGTCCTCGTAGTACTCGTCGGGCAGCTCGGTGTAATCGTCGTCGTTCATTCCCATTTCCCTTCTTTCCAGTACGGGCTGAACTTCTTTTCGTCGCGCAGTCGGTTCTCTCCAGACAAACGTGAGAACGATGCCAACATGACCTGCTGACCGTAGCCTGGATGCTTGTCTTCAAACCATTTCACGATGCGCTTGGCGTCCGGTTCGCTGGCGTTGCGGCCCTCCTTGTAGAGTGCAAACAGCAGACGCAAGATGATCCAGTCCTTCTCGTCCAGACCCACGCCCTCAATGTCGCCACGGATGATCTTGTCGTTCATGGCGTTGGCGTACTTCTCCCTTTCCTCACGTTCGCGGTTCCACGCTTCCCAATCAAAGTCACTCATTTCAGTACCTCCGCGTGAAGCATTTTGCCTGTCGGGCCTGAATAGGTGACGCGCAGGTCCGCCCACTCGGGGTTGTATGTTATCTGCAATGTGCCTTGTGTGATGTCGTGCTTGTAGTACATGACCACATCGGGAACAATTTTTTTAACGAGCAGGCCGGTTGCTTGTAGCGAGTTGCCGTTGCGTAGCAGCGTCAGGTCTTCATCGCTCAGCTCCAGCACGTCGCTTCCGTGCAATGCGCGTGTCAGTTTCATTTCACCCTCCGCACCTGTGCCCAGGTCGGCTCTACTGCATCACGCAGTATCGGCATCGAGGGCTGCCCAGAGGGTGGCGTCCAGCCGTACCTGCGCCATGTGGCTTGCACATCGGCGTGGCTCTTCCACACGTAGTCGGGGTGGCCGACAGGAATCCAGGGTTCAGTTCGCTTGCTGTATTTCATTTCACTTCCCCCCGAACATCTTGCCAAGCTCGACGTACAGCTTGTGCGCTTCGGCCACACCGATACGGGCCATGACGTACTCTGCGGTCAACACAGTCGGCATAGGCTCGACCTTGTATGCGGGGACTGCTGCGGGGGCAGCAACTGGCCCAGCCAGGGCGGCTATTCCTGCGGACTTGGTGGTCTTGACTGCCTTGGCTGCCTTCTTCCTGGCGCGGCTGACTGCTGTGTATGGGTTGTTGAATGTTTTGTATGTCTCAGTGAGCGTGTACAAGCGGCTGTTCGCATCTGCTGTAACGATGCCTGCCCGCTTCATCTGCACCAGGGCAGTGTGCGCTGAGCCAGCGTTGTAGCCCAGCTCCTCAAACTTATCGGTGACGTGCCGGGCGGTGTACTTGTACGCGTTGTCCTTGATGAATGCGAACAGATCGCGGCGCATGTTGCCCGACTTGGTGATTTGTGTGGTTGGTTGCATTACTTTCTCCTGTGGCGGCTGTGGTTGCCGAATCGCTTGTTCGTGTTCGTCCCATTCGCTGAGCGTGGCGGATAGGAATCTGCGTTTGCCCTCTTCCAGAGCTTTGCCAAGTGCAGTTTGCATGTCAGGCATGGCTGCCTCCGTCCTTGTAGTCATGAAAGATCATGCCGTTCTCCGGCTTTCCGACGACAGACTCGCTGCGCCAGAACCGCTTTCCGAGTTTGCTGGTGACCCAGTGCCCTCGTCGTTGGTGCAAGCGTGGGCTTGCGTGCGTGCCGCCTTTGGGTGCGGCAGGTAGTTCAGGAATCTTCCTCTCAAGCTGGACTGTTGACCACTCATACAGCGGTGCTTTGCCCTTGCGTTTGCGCTTGTCGTTGTTGCCGACGCTCTTGGGCCGGTAGAACACAGGCGTCTCGTCGATGAACAAACCGCCGCTACTCGCAGCGATGTAGCGCACCGCCCGCCTTCCAATCGCTGTCGTGAATCCCAAAAGACCCCGTTTGAGTTTGTCAGGCAGCGCAGGGTGCAGTGAGACAAGCGCATTCTTCTCCTTCTCGGGCGATGCTTCAAACCGGCCACCATCTTCTTGGCCGTTTATCAAGTCCAGCTTCTCCTTGTTTTGCTCGTACAAATCCCATGCCAGATTCGATGGTTTGAATTCAATCGTGCACCCCCTGGCATCGCCTGCTATGGCCTGCTGCATCCACGAAACGATGTGCTTGACGCACGAGTTCTCGCAGTCCAGCGTAAGGATTGCATACTGGCTCGGGCTGATGGCGTACACCATGGCGATGTTGTTGAACGGTAGCTTGATGTGGTCGGTGCGCAGAGGTGTGGCGTAGTCTCCATGCTTGACCAGCTCTTGCTCCACAAGCTCGTCGTCCATCCCAGCCAACCTCTCGTTATCAACGTACACCCATGTGTAATGGGCAGCGTCGAAGTGGGCCTGCTTGGCCATGTTTGCAATGATCGCGTCCATTGCCATTCTCCTAGAAAAAAGCGCGAAGCATCATCGTAGATGCTTCGCATACCTGTGTCAACTGTTAGACAACAGTACTCAGTTCTTGAACGATCATCGCTCCTTGTAAACTTGGTCGAACACGGCGGCCATGACCACATCGGGGTCATACACGCCACTGTCTTGCAACGCCTGGGTCAGCGTCTCCTCGTCGAGTTTGTTGCGGTCGATCAACACCTCGGCCATCTCTGGGTCTTCGGGCCACACGGACTCGCACATCATCTCGACCAGCCACTGCTTGGACCCAGCCATTGCGTCATAGATTGCGTCACGCAGCTCGTCACGCAGCCACGCAACATCCGGTTCCTCATCAACAAGATAGTGCCCGCGAGAAGAGGAGTTGACACTGGTCGGCCAGGCAGAGTACAGCCAGGAGTTACGCCCCCCGTAGTAGTCGTCGAGGTACTTGGATTCCTGCTTCGCAGGATCACGGTCAGTAGGTAGGGCATCCCAGTCGATGTGCACAACGCGGTCAGCCAAGGCAACGAAGTGCTGAATGTCGAGGCTTTCTCTATCCGAGTGCTCGTTGGCGTAACCGATACTTAAATTTGTGCACTCGGGTATCACATCGGTGAACTCGGCAGTGTCGGTGTAAACACCTGTGTCGTCGGGCGAGTACATGAGCGTCATGTCAGCGCACAGCTCGTTGGCCAGGGCCTGGGCAAACTTGTCGCTGGCTGTACGTGACCATCCCTGGTGGGTGATTACGCTGTCGATACCACGGCGGTCGAACGCAATGGCACGGTCAAACTGCGACAGGAAGGCCACATCCTTGGAGACTAACTTAGCGCCGATACCGCCGCACTCCTCACCCTGGGTGAACAGATAGTAGGCATCGACC